TTTCGCGCTGTCGCGGATTCTAGCACCGCCTCATTTGATATGTCCGCCAGCTCGGGCTATAACTCCCCCATCGCGCCTCATGCGCGATACGGGATTGGTCTCCCGGTGACAAAGGCGGACGGCCGCCACAGAGCGGTTTTTTTTCGTCCGTCGCATGGCAAGCCTGTTATGGGCGGGCTGTGCGGGGGCAGCTTCGGCTGCGCCGGTTCCTTTGTCCCGGTAGACCAACCCCGCACAGTTCCGCTCACCCTGATTGGTCTCGGGGCGGGTGGGATTCCAACCGACAAAGGAATCATTGCCATGGCACACAAAGCCCGCATTCCCTCCAGCGCCACCGCGCTGGACACCAACCCCGAACTCATCAACGCTTACCAGCTCAACGGCATCGACAACAAGCTCGATGACATCTATCAGTTCGTGCGTTACGTCAGCAAGCAGGTATTCCGCAACGCCATCAAGCGCGAGCTGTGCGCGGGCCTGAAGCTGGCCAGCCTGCTCGACCTGCCGGCCAAGGACGTCACCGTCGTCATGCAGTGGCTAGAGCGCCTGCGCAACGACGCCATCAGCAACTACGTCGCCACCAGCGCGCTGGAGCAACGCTTTCTCAATCAGTGGCTGGAAAATATCGGCCCGCACCCCCTGCAGGAAAGCAAGGGGGCTGCGTGATCGCCGACAACTATCAAGACGCCATCAATCAGATGCGCGATTTTGGGCTGGACGTGCTGCATGTAGACCAGCTCGACAAGTGGGTGCGCTGTAAAGAGATCAACGGCGATGCTGAAAAACGGTGCCAATACAAACTGACTGAAACCCGCCTTGATGATGGCCGTGTTGTGCTGGTCGGCACGTACGGCATTTTTCGCGCTGCAGAGTTTTTCAGCGAGCAAATCAAGCTCGGTGGCAAAACCAAACTATCTGATTCCGAGCGCGCAGCTATCCGCGCCAAGCAAAAAGCCAACGAAGCCGAAATCGCGGCCAAGAGAGCCAAGGCCGCCAGCGATGCGGCAGACAAAGCCAAGGCCGAATGGGCAACGCTCGAACCGGCCACGGATCATCCATACCTAACCCGCAAGCGCGTCAAAGCATTTGGCCTGCGCATTGCCAGCAATGGCGATCTAGCCATCCCCATGCTGGATGGCAAAGGCAACATCCACGGCCTGCAGTGGATCTACGCCAAACCCAAAAACAGCCTGGACAAACTTTACTGGCCACCTGGTGTATCAACCCGTGGCCATTTTCATCTGATCGGCGAACCCGCGTGGATCGTGTTGATCTGCGAAGGCTACGCCACTGGCGCCAGCCTGGCTATGGCCACCGACCTGCCAGTTGCAGTTGCCTTTGACGCCGGCAACCTGCTGCCAGTCGGCGAAGCCATCAAGGCACGCTACCCCAGAGCCAAAATTCTTTTCTGCGCCGACGACGACTACATTGGCGCCATCAACACCGGCGTCAACAAAGCCAGCCAAGCCGCGCTGGCCGTAGGCGGATCGTGGATGCAGCCCGCCTTCGCCAACGAACGCTCAAACGAGGTCAAGGGCGATACCGATTTCAATGACCTGCACGTCGGCTATGGCCTCGATGCCGTCACCGAGCAGGTGTTCGCCCACCTCACGGGACTGGGGTGGAAGGCAGCAGCGCCAAAGGCGCCTGCGGCTACGCCGGGGGAGGAGGGGTTGCCATCGCTGGCGATCCGTTCCGCCGATCAAATGGCAGAGCGCTTCGCCCTCATCTTCGCGGCCAAGTCCACCGTATTCGATTTTCAAGAGCGCTGCGTAATGTCGCTGTCTGACCTGCGCGACGCCTGCGCCAATAAAAACTACGTGCGCGAATGGCAAGAGAATCCATCGCGCATCGTCGTGCGGCAGGATCAGGTCGGCTTCGATCCAACCGAACGCGACACCAACATCCGCTGCAACCTCTGGGCTGGCTGGCCGACTACGCCAGCGCCAGGCGAATGCAGCATGCTGCTGGATCTGCTGTATTACCTCTGCAGCGCAGAAGACAACGCCAAAGAGGTCTACGACTGGATCATCAAATGGCTCGCCTATCCGATCCAGCACCCCGGCGCAAAAATGCAATCCGCGCTGCTGGTGCATGGTCCAGAGGGCACCGGTAAAAACACCTTCTTCGGCTGCGTGCGCCAAATCTTCGGCCGCTATGGCGGCATCTTCGGCCAGACCGAACTGGAGAGCGACTACAACGGCTGGGCATCCGGCAAGCTGTTCATGATCGGCAACGAAGTGGTGACCCGTGCCGAGCTGTATCACCAGCAGGGCCGATTAAAAAACATGATCACAGAGCCAGAGTGGATGGTGAATGAAAAATTCATGCCCGCCCGCAACGAGGCGAACCACTGCAACTTCGTGTTTTTCAGCAACCGTATCGACATCGCCAAGCTCGACAAAGGCGACCGGCGCTTCTGCGTAGTCTGGACGCCAGAAGCCATGGACAAACAAGTCTATGACGCCGTGGCCGCCGAGATCGCCAATGGCGGCGCCGCCGCATTGCATGACTACCTGCGCAACATCGAGCTGGGCGATTTCAACGAACACACCAAACCGCCGATGACGCGTGCCAAGCGTGACCTGATCGACCTCAGCATGGATAACCCAGAGCGCTTCTATCAATGCTGGCGCGATCAAGAGATCCCGCTGCCGTTCGGCCCATGCCTCGGCGCCGATCTGTACGAAGCCTATCAACGCTGGTGCCGCATCAACGGCGTGGCCAAGCCGGTGCAGGCCAACACCTTGCTGGCCACATTCAATAAAAAGCCCGGCTGCCACCCAACAGGCGAGCCAAGCAACGTCTATCGCGGCACACAAAAAACCAAAATGCGGCTGTATGTGCCGGCCACCAACGCGTTGCCAGATGGCAAAACCAAAATCCAGTGGCTCACCGAGTCCATGGAATCGTTCGCCACATCGCTTTCAGAATGGAGATCAGCGTGATCATTTCGCCAAAATGGGGAACGGGGGGAACGCCCGAGGGAACGCCCACCCGTTCCCCCATCCGTGCCGCGCCAGTAGCCAATCTACACGTAGAGGGAACGGGGGGAACGCCCCATTCCGTTACCACGTACACGCGCGCCCGCGCACGCGGGCTCGCGCCTTATCAAATTAATAATTTTTCCTTTAATAAGAAAAAAGACCGTTCCCCCGTTCCCCAAGTGCCTCAAAGCCACGCCAGCAGCGGCACGGATGGGGGAACGCCCACCCGTTCCCCAGACCGTTCCCCCCGTTCCCTCCGGGGAAATAGCGGCTTTTTTCTGCGTGGGGTGGCTTGATGATCAAGATATCCATCGACACCAGCGCACTGGTTAACAAAACCATTCCAGAGTTGCAGCGCAAAATTGTCCGCGCCACAGCCATCGCCCTGACAAAGACCGCACAGCAGGCGCAAAAAGGCGCCATCAGCGCGATGCAACAGGTATTCGACCGGCCAACCCCCTATACCTTGCGAGGAACGCGCGTAAAGCCCGCAAAATACGAAAGCCTGCAAGCGTCGGTAGAGTTCAAAACCGACGTCAGCAAAGGCACCCAGGCAGAGAAATACCTCGGTCCGGAAGTGTTCGGTGGCCAGCGCCGCCACAAGCGCTTCGAAATCGCCCTGCAGCGCATCGGCGTCTTGCCATCCGGCATGTTCATCGTGCCAGGCCAAGCCATGCGCCTGGATGCCTTCGGCGGAATACCGGCCCGCACCATCGTGCAAGTGCTCAGCTACCTGCAAGCGTTTGGCGAGCAGGGATATAGCGCCAATATGACCAGCGAAAAGCGCGCCAAGCTCGCCAAAGGCACCCGCCGAAAATATGGCTATGAGCTTGTTGTAATCCGCCCAAGCCGAAAGCCACAGCGTGGCGGCAAGCAACTGGCGCCCGGCATCTGGCAGCGCACCTCCACCGGCTTTGGCTCCAGCCTACAGCCGCTGATGATGTTTGTGCGTGCGCCGACCTATCGCGTGCGCCTGCCACTGCAAGAAATCGGCAACCGCGCCATGGCCAGCTACTTTCCAGGCGAATTCAACAAGGTGTTTTCATCATGACAATCAAGATTGAACAAATCAAAACCGCCGCGCTTACGCCATATGCGCGCAACAGCCGAACGCACAGCGAAGAGCAAGTGGCGCAGGTTGCAGCGTCCATCCGAGAGTTCGGATTTACCAACCCGGTGCTGATCGATGCCGATGGCGTGATTGTGGCTGGGCATGGCCGGGTGATGGCAGCCAAATCGCTGGGCATGGATAAGGTGCCGTGCATCCGACTTGGCCACCTCAGAGAATCGCAGATCCGTGCTTATGTCATCGCCGACAACAAGCTGGCAGAAAACGCGGGGTGGGATGAAGACATGCTGCGGCTGGAAATTCAGCACCTGCAGAGTGTTGATTTTGATCTGTCGCTTATGGGGTTTAGCGATGACGATCTTTCGAGTTTGCTTGAAGACGAAGAGCAGCAACAAGAAGGTCTGACGGATGCAGATCAGGTGCCAGAAGCGCAGCGCGTCGTTATCAGTCGCCCCGGTGATATCTGGACGATGGGCAAGCATCGGTTGATGTGTGGCGATAGCACCAGCGTTGAACAGGTGCATGCATTGATGGGGGGGGGCATGGCTGATTTGCTGCTTACCGATCCGCCTTATAACGTTGCCTATGATGGAAAGACTGAAGACGCTTTGACCATCAAGAATGACTCGATGAGTGACGGTGACTTTCGCAAGTTTCTGCAAAACGTTTATCGAGCAGCCAATGCGGTGATGCGTCCCGGTGCGGTGTTTTATGTGTGGCACGCCGAAAGTGAAGGTTACAACTTTCGCGGAGCTGCAAACGACATCGGGTGGTCGATTCGCCAATGCCTTATCTGGGTGAAAAATCGCTCAGCTTTTGGTCGGCAGGATTATCACTGGCGTCATGAGCCATGTCTATACGGATGGAAGGACGGCGCAGCGCACTATTGGGGGTCGGATCGCAGCCAAACCACGTTGCTTGAATTTAACCGCCCAACTCGAAACGGTGAGCATCCAACCATGAAGCCTGTCGACCTTTTCCGGTATCAGGTGGAAAACAGCAGCCGTCCACGTGACGCGGTGCTGGACCTGTTTGGTGGCAGCGGCACCACAATGATCGTGTGCGAACAGGCTAACCGTCACGCCTATCTGATGGAGTTGGACCCGAAATACTGCGACGTCATTATCCGGCGCTGGCAGGATTTTACGGGAAAGGCAGCAGTGCGTGACGCCGATGGCGCCACGTTTGACAGTCTGTGCCATGAAGAGGTGGCAGCGTGAACACCGCAACGCAGGCAGAGTTTGCGCGCATGTTGGGGGTGCAGAAAAGCTATGTCAGCAAACTGAAAGATCAGGGGCGCCTGGTGTTTGCAGAAGACGGCCGCGTGGATGTCGAGGCCAGCAAACAGCGCATACAGCAAACCGCAGACCCTAATAGAGACGACGTATCGCAGCGGTTCGAGCGGCCAAAGGGCGCGGAAAATGGACGGCAAAGCGGCGATGTCGGCAACAGCTATCAAGCGGCCCGCGCCGTTAAAGAAAAATACAGCGCCATGCAGGCCAAGCTCGACTACGAAAAAGCCATCGGCAAAGTGGTCGACAAGGCCGACGTGCAGGCAGTGGTGGAAGACGTCATCACTCAGTTTCGGCAAGGGCTGGAGAACCTGCCATATCGGCTGGCGCCGGAATTGGTCGGGCTGGATCTGGATGGCATCCGCGCCGCGCTGAAACAGGAGGTGTTTGATTCCCTGGCGAAGATGCAGCGCGGGTTTTTGCGGCAGATGGAAGAAATCGGAAAACAGGAGGGGTGATAGCAATGGCAGAAAAAAGCGTTTCAGAGATTTTGCGCAAACTGGCCGAGATGGAACGGTAACATGCACCGCGACGACGCCCTCCTGACCGTCCTCACCGCCGCCGAAAAAGCCACGCGGCCGAAATCCCCGCTCACCGTCAGCGAGTGGGCGGACCGGAATATTATTCTGAGCTCTGAGGGCAGCGCTGAGGCGGGCGAGTGGCGCACCAGCCGGGTGCCATATCTGCGCGAGATCATGGGGCGAGAATTCGCCAGTGCGCAAGGTGGTATTCATGAAATCCAGCCAGGTCGGCGGCACGGTCGCCGGCGCAAACTGGATCGGCTACATCATGGCGCACGCCAAGGGGCCGGTCGCCATCGTCATGCCAACCGAAAAGGCGCTCAACGACTGGATGAGCCAGAAGTTTGACCCGATGGGCGCCAGCACGCCAGCGGTGCGCGATGTGCTGGCCAATCGCAGCAACCGTGCCGGGGACAACAGCGCCAGCCGCAAGCGCTTTGTCGGTGGCATCTTCTACGCCAAAACCGCCGGCTCGACTGCCGAACTGAAATCCACCTCGCTGCGCTACGCCATCGCCGATGAGGTGGACGAATACGACTGGACCACCCTGCAGGGCAACCCGCTGGAGTTGCTGGAAGTGCGGCAGAAGACGTTTCACGACCGCAAGCTGTTTGTCGTATCGTCGCCCACCGTCAAAGACGCCAGCCGCATCGAAGAGCAATTCGAGCTGGGCGACCAGAGGCGTTTTATGCTGCCCTGCCCGCATTGTGGCGAGCGCCAGCATCTGGTTTGGGGCAACATGCGCTGGCACGCCGTCAAAGGCCGCGTCAGCCGCGCCTGGTACAACTGCCACGAATGCGGCGCAGAAATCGACGAGCACCAGAAGCCGGCCATGCTTGCCGCCGGAAAATGGCAGGCGCACAACCCGGATGGCCTCTGGCGCAGCTATCACATCAACGCGCTGTATGCCCCCATCGGCATCGGCGAAAACTGGTGCGAGCTGGCCGAGCGCTGGCTGCTGGCGCAAAACGACCTGACCAAGCTGATCGCGTTCATCAACACCGTGCTCGGCGAGACATGGGCAGATCGCAGCCGCGATATCAAGCCCAACGTGCTGCTGGCGCGGGTTGAGCCCTACGACCGCCGCACGGTGCCGGCCGGCTGCCTGGTGCTCACCGCCGGGGTAGACGTGCAGGACGATCGGCTGGAGATCCAGGTCACCGGCTGGGGTCGCCAAGATCGCAGCTGGACGCTGGATTATCACGTACTACCCGGCAGCCCGAGCGATGACAAGCTCTGGTCCAGGCTGGCAGAATTTCTCAACGGCGTGGCATTTGAAAACGCCCGCGGCAAAACACTGCGGCTGGAAGCCACCGCCATCGACACCGGCGGCCACCACACCCACATGGTGTATGCCTTCGTGCGCAGCGGCGCCATCAAGCGCGCCATCGCCTGCAAGGGCGCCAGCACGCCGGGCCGCATCATCCTCGGCAAGCCGAGCAAGCAGGACGTCAACCTGCGCGGGCAGACGCTGAAAAAAGGCGTCTCGCTGTACCTGGTCGGCACCGACACCGCCAAGGCGCTGCTCTATGGCCGCCTGCACGACGACACCGACCAACCGCCAGAAGCGCGCAAAGTGCATTTCAGCCATCAACTGGAAGAGGGCTATTTCGACCAACTGGTGAGCGAAACATACAACCCGCGCCGCAATCGCTGGGAGCTGAAAAAGGGCAAACGCAACGAAGCGCTCGACACCTGGGTGTTATCTCTGGCCGCCAGCCATCACCCCGAGTTATATTTGCATAAATGGAAAAAAGCCGACTGGGACCGCCGCGCCGCAATGGTCGAGCCAGAAGCCAACATCACACCAGAGCCGGCAGCCAGCCAGCCACAAAAACAAAACGAGGAGCCAAAAC